TGCGTGAAGTGCTTCTTGACGGGATACGCCGGGGCCTTAACCCTAGGCAGCAAGCCATAGCGCTCAGGGATTTAATCGGACTTACCGCCAATCAGGTTAAGGCCGTGAACAATTTCCGCAAGTTGCTTGAGACTGGCTCAAAAGAGGTCTTGACCCGTAAACTAAGAGACAGACGTTTTGACCGCACCATCAATCGGGGCATCCGTGAATCCAAGCGCTTAGAGCAGGAACGTATTGACAGGATGGTAATGCGCTACCGCGAGCGCTACCTCAAGTACCGGGCTGAAACTATCGCACGAAGTGAGGCGTTGAGCGCTATTCACCAAGGCAAAGAAGAGATGTTCGACCATGCCATCGCTCAGGGACACTTGACGGCCAGCAGGCTGGAAGGCACATGGATTACCAAGGAGGACGCCTTACGTCGTCACCACCACGGCACTATGCAGGGACAAGTACGGCCTCATGGCGTACGGTTCGTATCCGGCCTAGGCAACTTATTGCTGCATCCCGGTGACCCTAACGCTCCTATCAAAGAAATTGCGAACTGCCGTTGCCTCAAAGTAACGCGCATCATATAGTTGCCATGCGACCGCATACGTGGTACGATTTTTGCAATTGCACACACCGTGCCACTTATACTGAGTAAAAATATGAGCAACGGTATTCACGTAAACACGCAAATATGTAAGGTCGACGAGAGCCTAGGGCTAGTGTTTGGCTGGGCCGTTATCTGCAAGATTGACGGTGAATGTTACTTTGACCTTCAGGACCACCATATCCCCGAAGACGCAATGATGGAAGCGGCCACCGACTTTATGCAGAACAGTCGTATGGCTAAGGACATGCACACTAAGGGCGAAGAGGGCGTGTTGCCCGGTTCAATCTTGTTCGCTATGCCTATGACCACGGAAGTCGCTAAGGCTTTCGGTATTGAAACTAAATTAACGGGGCTCATGATTGCCATGAAACCTGACTCAGATGAAATACTGCAGAAGTTTAAGTCTGGTGAGTACACAGGTTTCTCCATTGGCGGTTTCCACATCACCCAAGAGGACGCGTAATGGCTGACCACAAGAAGAAAAAGCGTATCATGACCAAGTTCAGAATGACGGAGATTAGCGCAGTCGATAGACCCGCACAGTCCCCGGCTCTAGCGGTTATCATGAAACGTGTTGAAGACAACAAGATTGAAAAACGCACAGTGCTTGCCTCTATGGAAGTTTTACATACTCACGCAGTGGTTATCGACGACTACGCCAAGATAAATAAAGGCGGCAGTACCAGTTGGGCAGGGACCACAGCTGAGGACCAGCACAGTCACGACTTCGTCATCAACGAAGATGGCACTATCACTATAGGCGCGAACGAAGGGCACCTACATTTGGTAGACAAGAACGTCGAAGAAATTACTAAAAACGGTCTTACTGATGAACAACTTACTAACCTTGGGTTGGTAGTGGAGTTCCAGAAAGGCAAATCAACTGCCACTAATGGCGGTCAACAATCAGGCAGCGAGGACGAGATTATGATGACTGATACTGAAAAAGCCGCTATGCAGAAGGCGCAAGACGACCTAGATTCTGTGAAAAAATCTTTAGCAATTGCGGTTGCTCTAGGTGCTTTGAATGACGGCCAAACGGCTATCTACAAAAGTCTTAAAGACGAAGCGGCTGAAGAATTCTTAGCCAAGTCAAATGAAGACCGTGAAGCGATTGTTACAGTTGCTAAGCAGGCTGCTGCGGATAAAAACGCTGTAGTGTACAAGTCTAATGCTGGCATTGAATTCCGCAAGTCAGACGACCCACGTTTAGTCGCAATGGCTAAAGACGGTGACATCATGGCTGCTAAGCTGGCCAAGTCGGACCAACGTTCTGCTGACCTAGAAATCAGTAAACGTGCTACCGAATTGTTCAAAAACCTTTCAGGTGAAGGTACGACCCATGAAGCGCTGTTAAAAGCTGTGGACGGTATCGAAGATGAAACGGTTCGTAAAGCCGTAATGGAAACATTAGGCAAGCAAGATGCTGGTATCAGTGTTCTGTTAAAAGAGCATGGTACATCTATCGTAGCTAAAGTTACCACTGGTGACGCTGACGCTGAGTTAGAAGTGCTTACTAAAGCCTACGTGGCTGAACACCCGGAAGTAAACTACTTCGACGCGTACGGCATTGTTGCCGAGGCAAACGCAGAGTTGTATTCAAAAGCGGTAGGTTAGTACCTGCTACTATATTTTTAACTTTATTGGAGAAGCAATCATGGCTTTCGAAAGTAATAAAACAATAACGTTACTACCCGTAGTAGCAAACGTTATTAACAAGTTCCGCTTCGTCACAATCGAATCGGGTGGGCTGGTGGATGAAACCACTGCTGCCGCAGACGCGGTCGGTGTCTCTCAAGAAGAGTCACTAGCTACCGCATCTGTCGCTATACCAGTTATGCTGCTTGACGGTGGTAAAATTGAAGTAGAAGCAGGCGCAACAGTAACATCGGGCGCTCGCGTTATGTCCGATGCAACAGGTCGAGTTATCGACGCAACAGGTGCCACAGCACGCGTTTTGGGTTTTGCCCTGAATGGCGGTGCGGTTGGTGAAGCTATTACAATTGTTAGCCAGAAAGCGGCTGGCGAATTCGTAGCATAGTAAACGACATTACTTAGGAGAATAACTTATGTCAAATCCAACGGCGGGTGATGTCCATGTTAGCGTCCCCCTTACAAACTTTGGCCAGCGTTACATACAAAGTGCAGCAAACTTTATTGCAATGCGCGCAATGCCAAACTTACCAGTAGCCAAGCAGGCTGACCAATACTACGAGTTCAACCGTGGTGACTTCCTGCGAGACGAAGCTGAAGAACGTGCCGATGGTACGGAATCAGCAGGTAGCGGCTTCCGTTTAAGCACAGATACTTACTTTGCGAAAGTTTATGCTTTCCACAAAGATGTAACTGACCGTCAACGTGCAAACGCTGATGCTCAGGTTAAACTGGATAACTCTGCGACCATTTGGGTTGCTAGCAAAATGTTGATTAAACGTGAAACTTTATTCAATGCTAAGTTCATGGTTGGCGGCAGCTGGACCACTACCCTTGATGTTACTGCTGGTAACGGCGCATGGACTGCAGCGGGTGACCCTATCCTTGACATTCGTGAGCAGAAACGTATTGTTCAAGGTATAACTGGTTATATCCCTAACAAGCTGATTATCGCCCGCGATGCGTGGGATGCTCTACTTGACAATGATGCGATTTTATCTCGTATTGTTGGCGGTGCAACTAAAGAAGCCCCGGCCTTCGTTCAGAGAGCGTTAATTGCTCAGCTATTGGAGCTAGATGAAATCTTCATCCAAGACGCTGTTATCAATACCGCTGCTGCGGACATCTCGGACCCTGATGCTAAGGCAATTGCTTTCTTAAGTTCCGACCAAGCGCTGTTGTATTACGCGCCGAACTCGTTGACTTTAGACGAACCTACTGCAGGCGCTCAGTTCTCTTGGACTGGCTACCTAGGTGCTACTCCTTCGGGATTCCGTACCAGTAAGTTCCGCATGACGGCTATCCAGTCTGACCGCATAGAAGGTGAAATGGCGTTTGACTTGAAAGTTACTGGTCCAGACTTAGGTGTGTTCTTCAACAACATCATATAGTACCTGACGGTATTTAGTTAAAACACAAGGGCTGCTTCGGCAGTCCTTTTAACCAATAGAAGGTAAATAATTATGGCTTTCCAAGGTATCTTTAGAAGAAGCAATAAGTTTGTAGCGGTAAAACCTATACACCTTAGTGCGAAGGTAACACTTGAGGTGGGCACGGTTATTGACTTGGAGAAACACCATGTCAGACCGTTCCAACTAAGAATGTGGTTCCAACGCCGTAGAGTCGGCACGCTAGATAGCCCGTGGGCTAATATGATGCTGGAAGGCGTCAAGCGTCCTGAAAGCGAAGGCATCATCAGAAAATCCAAACCAGACGTTGAAGACCACCCACAGCTGGTAGGTCTTGAGACTGAACAGGGCCTTAAAGACCTCGTTTCAGTCCTCTCAGCTGTTAAAGACTCAAAGGCACCCGATGGTAAAGCCGCAGAGCCTAAAGCTGTTGACGC